TGTTTGCTGTCGTAATCTCAATTGTTGGCGCACTGTTAACTTTGAAGTTAATTGTCTGCGTACTAACGTTCCCGGCATTATCCTTGGCCGTTACTATCAGTGTATAACTTCCGCCTACCGTAATCTGTGTGCCAGATGTGAAGGCATTCCCATTTAGCGTTGCTGTGCAACTCTGCAATCCTGCACCACCTGCATCCGTCGCGGAGAATACGGGTGTAGCCGATGTATACGTCTGACCTTCAGAAACACCTGATATAGCAATAGACGGCTTCGTCTTATCGATGGTAACCATTCCTGTGTATGTCGCTGTGGCGGTGCCGCCTTTGCCGTCTGTAGCTGTGATAACAATATTTGAATATTGTCCTTGCGGTAAATCCGCTACCGGCCAAGATAACAACCAACTTCCAGTACCCGGTACAGTCGTTTGTTTTTGGATACCAGCAATCGTTGCACTAACAGTAACCGTATCCCCATCTGGGTCAATCACGTTCCCAGAGAGAGTGACAGTACCTTGGGATAAGATGACATTATTTTGAGTAGAAAGCGTCAGAGTTGGATTTGAATTTTTCTTCTTTTTTCCGATGTAATACGTAATGGTTACATCTGTATTATTTCCAATCCCTGCTACTACATTTGCATTTGGTATTTCATTTATTAGTTGTGGTGTAGTAGGTATGTCAGGCTGCACTAAACCCACCTGACTATAATAATATTTCAAACCAGAGATTGAAGCGTAAGCTCGGTATTCATAAGCCGTGTCAGCTAGATATGGTTTTAAATCTAAAGATGTTGCACCAGGGGGTTGCACCCTTTTATAAACAATTTCCCACTCAGGTCCCATCTGAACTGAATTTTTACTAGCGTTCTTCTGATAAATGTTGTAATAGGGAGACCCTTGCTCTATCGCTTCGTATTTCATAATACTGGTAGTATTATCCCATACTTGATAAGCAACTTCCCCTGCATCTAATCCATTACTTGTATTCCAAGACTTAGCTTCTCCTGCTGGATTATACTGATTTAATAAAGGATCGAATGAGTAAGAACTAAATAGTCTGTTACTAACTACCGAATACCAATCTTTTTTTACAAATTCCCAAGGCGAATCATCATTATATAATGTTGCTGCTAATACCTTACCAGAAGAGAGACTATCAAGTTGTACTCCTCTTTCTTCCAATTCTTCTTTTGTCCGAACCTCTACTCGACCAAGGATACGTACCTCTGCAACAAAAAAGTTGGTGGATAGTGCCCGGTTATCTCCTAGCAACCTATCTCCGACTAAGCGTTTCACTATCAATCGTCCTTCATGTTCAGCAACAATGATATCACCATCCTGGTAGCCTTCCATCACTTCGACAATCTGACCGTTCCATAGCGTTGGCTCCATCGAACGCCCAAACACTTCAAACAGCGTACCTGTTTTATACTTCTCGGAAAGACAAATCATACGTCTTGAACACCCCCGGTTTCATTGTTTTGGTCGTTGGATCAGGTTTGGAAGGGCTGCGGGAAATGATGGCTCCTTTTTTGTAGCTGTTCTGCAGGTGATTCAGGGTAAGCTTATTTCCTTCAACAGCCTGTATGACGACTTCTTCCCAGTGCTCATCATCATATATGGTGGCTTCTTCTCCAACAGCAAAAGAATCGTCTATCATAAGGACAGAAAGAGTAATTGGTTCTGAGCTTGCGTTAATGGGAGCAGGAAGCATAGCCTCTGCTGTCTCCCTTCGCATTAGGTGTGGTTCTACACCGTCCATCGTTTCAAAAAACGTCCCTTTTCCGCCTGTAACTCGACCGTCGATTTCCATATAAACTTTCATGCGGGCCATTTCTAATTCCATCAATTCTAGTTTCTCATGAGCTAAGAGAATCCCATCCTCTACATGGTCAAGGTTTACCTGATTTAATGGCGTTCCTCGTTCAATGATGTCTCCTGTGATAGGGTCTTTAATCGTATCTTTAAAGCGAATGGGTATATATCCAGCCATCTATTTCACCTCCAGTTTAATCTCCAGTTCAAAACAAATCACAAAGCCATCGGTGCCCTTTTGTACATTGTGAGGCTTGATAGCTAATTGATTTCCGGCATGGTCCAACAATACGGCATTTGTGATATGTCCAGTGTTGTCGTTTTGAATGTAGATATATTTCCGTATTTTATAACCATCTACCAGGGTGCGATAAATCGGAAACTCCTTTTGTGTGCCATCAATGGTGACAAGTGATTTTGCGACAGCAGCGTCTGCGGCATCGCGAATAACATCTAAATATCTCGGTTGTATAACCGTTCCTTCAGCCAAGGTTTACGCCTCCTCTCCTGTATAAGCCTCTCCACAACGTTGATACGGAACAGCAAAGCCGTAAACATCACCTAAGACATTTACACCAGCCTGTGCGAGTTGTCCATCTCGAACGCCTTCGGTAATGGTTTCACCGCAGCGGCGGTAGGTTACGTCAAAATTTCGTGCATCTCCGCCAACGATAATAGATTCAGCTCTATAAATACCTGTAAGAATAAACTCTAAATGTGCAGGTTTAGCTTTTTCAACGGCCTTAATAATTTCAGGCATCCATTGCAATTCATCAACTGGAACAAACGCTTCAAATGCATACTCATCAGGAATACGATAAACTTTTGCGCTTTTTGACGGAACAAAGGAGTTGACGATTTCTTCAATCCGCTTCGGGTTACTTTTTGATTTAGAAATCACTTTTGCTTCTAACCTAGCCCGTCGCAACTCATATGAATCGCCAGGTGCATGTTGTACACCGAATTCCTTTTCCCACCGTTCCAGCCCCCAAGTTGCGGTTACAATGAGGAGCTGCGCGAAGATATCGTCCCTTTCCTGTTCATCGTAGTCAAATTCTTTCATTGCCGCATGAATGATTTCTTCAGTAATTTGGCTGCTTTGATAATAACGAGGGAGAGAATAGAAAGCCCTGTCGACTCGCTCACTCATAGAAGGTCACCGTCCCAAGGACAGCAACTTTCCCGCCTTCAATTTCGACAGAGCTGGCATCCCCATTTATTACAAGCTCAAGATAGTCTTTTACACCGTCCATTCCCCAAATAAGCGAGCCCACTTTAGCGGCACTTACATAGTACGGCTGTGCTCTGCGGTTCCAATTCGCTCGTGCTTCTTTCGTCAAGAATTCGGATAGCTTATTTGATAACTCGGTTGTAATAGATTCGATACTCCTTGTCCCAGAAAGAATCAGTTTAGCTGATATATTTAAGTCCGTTTTTTCTGCTGGAACAACGGTAACGGTGGCTCCGATTGGTGCCTGATCTTCTCCTTCTGCCGGAACGGAAGCGAGATAATCCTGTACTCTTTGAACGATATCTGAACTGGCTGGCTTCCCATCCGTATCAATCAGAATGACCTTTACGGTACCTCGACCGTCCCATAACGGAATCACCTGCACGCCACCTACGCCACCGCCTGGAACTTCGAGCGACCATTTAACATAATGATCAATGTTCCCGCTCGATGCATCACTTCGCGCCCAAGTATGATAGCGTTCGCGAAAACTTTCATCGTCTTCTTCATCGATGCCACCTGTGAAAGCCTCCAAATTTTCAACATCCGCAATCCCAGGAATCGGTTCAGAAATAGCGATGGTGCCAGCTGGGATGTTTCCAACCTGACCACCAAGCATAGCCTCAACTTCTACTATCACGATACCACTTTCCCCGATAACGGCATCTTCTAACTGTTCAAATTCAACCAATCCGCTTTGCTCGTCTGGTATGATACTCATATACAAAGTACCTGCAGAAAGCGGCGTTTTTGGAATACCGATGACTCGAACCGGCCCTTTAGCCGGCTTTGCCTCTCCACGCTTCAGGGGGCTACGTGATTCAATTACGCGGTCAAGGTCCTCGCCAGTTGCTGTATCAACAAAATGCATTTCTATGAGCTCTAAATTCTCTTTTCTGGAACGGATACGTTCATTTGCGATAGTAGCAAGGAGATCACAGATAAAGCCGCCCTCGCGTTTATCTCGATAATCCGGAATGTCATCAAGCATTCGCTGTAAGATATCCTCCATCTCTTCTCCGAACCAAGGGGGATTCATTTGACCATCCTCCTTACTGGAAACGTACCGAATATGGTTTCTACCTCATAGATGGCCACATATCCATCTGATGTCCTTTGAAGGTCGATCTCCCCGACTTCGACAATCCGATCGTCATAAATTAAGCAATCCCGAATGGCCTCTTTAATCCGGATTTGCCGCACATCTTCAGGAGCAGGGTCCACAAGCGCATCAAATTCATCCGTTCCGTAATCTTCGGAATAAATCTCATAGGCGCAGCGCGCAGTATAGTGTGCTTTATTGATGATGGTTTGCATGCCTCTCAGTCCGTCATCTTCCACTATCCTACCGTTTCGGTCTGTCACAAACTCCCCTTTTTCAAAATCAAATAAGGGAGTCAGGTACCCTGTTGGATTTTCCGGTTCTTCCATTGATATTTGTTGTGCGGCTTGCTCAAGGTCGATTTCTGGAAGCAATCCCATATCATCACCTTCTCTCTATTAAAATAAAAACCGCCTCTCAAGGAAGCGGATATGCCTACGGATATACGCATGTCACAACCCACAGCGGTTCAGGAAAGCGATTTGGTATCATAACTACCGTCTTACCGTTCTCGACAGGTGGCATTTTCACATCTTTCTGCTCGATAACCGCCCCATTCGCATCAACTGTAAAGATCTGCCCAGAAGCGCTGTAGGTCGCCATAAACGCGCCATCATTAAGCGGACAAAGGACGTAAGCCGCCTCTGTAACCGTAGCCCCTAAAACAGGCCATGCAAGCATCTGCTCGCCTGCTTTGTAGACAGCTGCGTCCGGCGTGATAAAGAAATCAAGTGTCAACGCCTGTTCGCTCCCAGAAAGCTGAATCGTTACCTTTGGCTTGTCAGTGATAACCGTAGCGATTTTCACACCGTGTTTTGTACGAGGCGGCTTAAATTTTTGGGCAAAGCGTTCCGCTGTATCTTTCATCGTCTTCACTCCTTAGTTCCAATCAACATGGACATGATCATAGTGTCCTTGCACCTGCCACAATACCTTTCTGAATAAGCCAGTAGAACGTGCCCAAGCTGCAAACTGGTCCATTTTCGCTTTCGGACCCGCTACATCATAGGCTTGTCCTTTCAAGTGATAGCTGTTTTTCGCTCCACCTACGGCTGCGTTTTTCTTAGCGCTACGACGGGATGAGGTAATGGTTAGGCCAAGTTCTTTCGCTTTCTTCCTAGCCTCTCTAGCAGCCTTCGAATTGTACCCCTTTCCTGTGTTCGTTTGTTTCCCTTTACTTGTGCTCTTACTGCTGCTTTTCTTCTCTTCTGGCGGCTCGTACTCAATCACCGGTAAGTCATCGGTATACGTAAGCTCTCCAGACAGCCGAACATAGTTCAGATGGATTTCGTACGATACCTTTTTAAAGTAGTAGCCATTGGCCGCAATCGTTACGGTCGGATCGGAAACATAAATATAATCGCCGGACCAGAAGCGTTGTTCCTGTAGCCCGTGGACATGGCTAATACTCATGGTCTTGGCTACTTTGTTTGTCTCTGCTAGTTTCTTTTTGGCATAGGCCAATGCTTCCGCTTTCGTCTTGGCGTCGAATTCCTCTAGCGTAGTCATCATCCCGTATTTCTTTTGGCTGCCTTTATCTTCAGCAATAACAGATATTTTCTTCTCTCGATTTACAATGCGAATACGGTTATACATTTCTTCGATGGACTCGCCATATTCCGAGGATTCAAGACCGGAACCAAGAATAATTACTTTTTGCGGTGGTACCTTTTCAAACACCTGCAGGCCGTTATCAAATCGTACCCAGTATTTCTTCCCGTTTCGTTTCTTCGCTTCAAAAAGGACCGTTAAGATGATTTCATACAGATTCTTGTTCCCTTGAAAATACAGAGTAGGAAAGACAATCGGGATATTCACGATGGTTCCTTTCTTTACGCCATATGTGTTGCATAGATAGTTGATCACCTGAGTAGGCGTTTTTTTAAGGAACGAGAAATCATCTGTATCCTTCAAGAAATATTTAATCGGATCGTATGCTCGAATCGTCTTTTTCGAATCGCTTGTATTCTTCCATTCAAATACAAAGCCCAAGAACCATAACTTTTGATTAATCTTCAGCACTACAACATTCCCATTATCGACTTTCAGGTTAGCTACTCGCACTAAGGTAATATCAACGGATACAGGACCCGTCGTTATATCATCTTCCAAGGTGATAGGTGGAACAATCGCATCAGTAACGTCTTGGCCGTTAACGGTAAGTTCAATCAATCTTCACGTGACCTCCCTCCTGGAATGTACTTAGGGAGATTCGGCGGCGGTGGTGGAGCAGGTCGTTTGGGTGTATAGGGCTTATTCGCCTTTGTTGTTTTCTTGTACGGCGTCTTCTTGGGTGTTTTCTTTGATGGTGGTGGCGGTGACTTCTTCGCTGGCTTCTTCGCTGGCGAGCGCCCCTGATTGCTTTTGGCTGCCTTTGCTGCTTTTGCTACTTTCTTCACTGCCTGTCCGGTTTTATTCGTCCCTGCCTGTTGTTTTGGCTTTATGGCCAGTTTAACCTCTCGATACTCCACCATCGTAATGGAATAATCAATATCTCCTGGTTTCACCTGCCGCGGCGTAAAGGAACGAATTTGCACCTTTTGTTCAATGTTCAGCTCGGTAATGTAGAGCGTAATGACTTCTGCAGTATCCCGCAGTGTTGCCAGTAGTTGAGCAATTTCTTTCGGCGGGTTTAGCGTCCCAGTCAGAACGTTAATCGCAGTTGGTTCCGTATACGACGTTGGTTTCAACGGAAAATGAGAAGACCAGCTATACGTTTTTAAGCTGGTCCCTTTAAAGAATGGTATGGTTCCCTGTTTTAATACCTCTACATCGTCATATAGCGCATCCCCGCCCTCCGGTCCGATGACTTCAGGAGTGACCGGGAATGTTAATTTTCCTTTTTTACAGATGATATAAATCATATGGTGTCCCTCCTCAAAATCTTTTTACAGGATTTTACTTTCACCTGTAGAATTATGGTAAATGGAAGAGCCAGGGTTATAAAACAGCGACTTCTTCCAAGGTTAATCAGAAAGGAGGAGAAGATATGAGCAATGTATTTGATGCTGAATTAACAACGTATGGCTATCAAAAAGATAATGAAGCTATTTCCCTTGAAAGGGTTGGTGATATGCAAAAGGCTATTGAAATTTATGAACATCTCATCGAAGTTGGATATGATGGGCCTCATCCATACCAAAGATTAGCTATTATCTATCGTAAACAAAAACAATTTAAAGACGAAATACGGGTCTTGGAGAGGGCTGTCTTTGTTTACGAGAATATTGTCTGTCACAAAAGAGTGGATCGCATTCCGAAACTTAATAAGTTCAAAGAACGCTTGGTAAAGGTTCGTGCCTTAGCTAATAAAAATTAAAAATTTAAGGATGTTGACTCAATGTCACTGTATTGCAATTTACCTCGCTTTTGGCAACATCGAGTCAACATCTAACGTATTTACTCCATCATCGTACCAAGGTTATCAATAGTGTGGTTATCGAATGCTTCCATCACTTTCTCTAAAAGTTCTTCCAACACTTTTCGTGCTGTTTTCTCCATATATGCCTCATCTTTACTCATAGCCGCAACCTGATCACCAGTGATAAAAATATGATTAGTAATTTGAATTGGCCCAGCACCGCGGCCGCCATTTCCTTTTCCTCCTGCACCTCTCATTCCTGACGGCGGTTTAGAAGGTTTTTGACGTTCGGGAACATTACGCGCCCCGACAAGGCCACCATTTGCATACGGGATGGCTCCTAGCATTTGCCCTGCCTGCTGCCATAACTCAAGCCCACGGCCACGCCGTGAAGCTGAGAGCGGTACAATCATTTCTGGACCCGCTTCACCAACCAAGCCTAGGTGTGGGCGGTCAATAAGACCGCCGTTTGCATAAGGGCGTGGAGCTGGCGGACCAACTAGCGGACCTTGATATTGTACATCAGGGGAAACGGTGATTGGTTCACTAGTAAAGACGCTTTTTATTCTTTCCCAGACGCTTTTTGCAGCTGACACCACCGTTTCAATGCCGTTCATAAAACCAGTAGCCACACCAGAGAGAAAGTCTTTCCCGACTTGTATCGCTGTATTGATCCATTCCGAAATCGTTGTCTTAATCGCAGTAATGGCTTCTGAAGTTTTTGCTTTTATTGATTCCCATACCTCAAGCACCTTCGCCTTTACTGTGTCCCAGTTCTTTACTAAGAGTACAATAGCTGCAATCAAAGCAATGATTCCAATAACTACCCAGGTCATGGGGTTTGCTAAAAGCGCGATATTAAATGCCCATCCTGCTCGGGCTGCCTGAAAAAGACTTACAACCAATTTCCCTGCAAGGGCGCCCGCTGTAATTGTAGCTTGAAGAGCGACCCTTCCAAGAGCCATTACAAGCGAACCTGTGAGTTTAGCTGCGGTAGTTACTGCCGCCCATCCGGATTTAATTAAGGAAAGAACGAATTCGCCAGCTATTTTTGCTCCAGCAATCATTGCCTCATACCCCGCTTTTACAACCGCTGCAATAAATCCCGCAGTGATTTGAGCGCCAGCAACAGTTGCGCGCACTCCTGCTAAAATTAAAGATGGACCAAAGATAACGCCTAAGATAGTTGCTGTTGTTTTAATTGCGCCTTGATGCTTTTCATATGTGGTTGTTAAAGTTTCGATCGCATCATTCACATAGTCCACAGCATCATTTTTGAATGAGACAAAGGCATCTTTCAGGTCAGTAACCCATTGTGCGCTTGTAAAGCGATTCACTACCTTGTCTATTGTTTCTTTTAATGTGTTCCAAGCCCCGGAGAAATCGCCGTTGATGATATCAGCAAGGATACTGATAGCACCCAGGATGATATCAAGGCCAGAATAGAAATTATCTTCAATCGCTGACCATACATAGAACACGACGTTTTTCATCTCTTCGAAGGCGGGTTTAGCCGCATCAGAAAGGCCGTTCCACATTTTCTTTAATGGATCGATAATTTTATGAGCAGCGTTCCGTATCTTCTCGCCGTCTTGCTTCCACCAAACAAGGATGTATCCCCATAAACCTTTGCCCAAGTCAGTGATTTGTTTTACAGCCGCTTCGACAGTCTTTGAAATCGAACTGAACAACCCATCAACAAAGTTTCTGAACGTCTCAGATTTTGAATACAGGATTGAGAAAGCAGAGCCTATGGCTGCTATAGCACCAACAAGCAATATGAATCTCCCGGCTAGAAAGAGTACATTTTTAGCCATAGTCATCAAAGCCCCTGATGATACGCCAAATAGCTGAGCCATCTCTTTTATACCTTGAAGTATCGGGGGAATAAATCCAGCTAAGATGAGTAGTGGTCCGCCAACTAGTAATAAAGTTGTAGCCATCAATGTCATGGCAACCAATGCTGCTTTTAACGGACCCGGTAAGGAGTTAAATGCATCGACTAACACATTTACGCCTTGAGCCATTACAGTAAGGACAGGTAAAAACATATTACCGATTGTTATCTTTGCAGTTTCAACCGCTCCGTTTAATTGCTCGACGGCCCCTTTAAGATTGTTTAGTTTCTCTGCGGCAACTTGAGCGGCAGTAACCTTGTTCATTTCAGCGTTCATTTTCCGAACGCCTTCTGCACCTTCCTTGTATAAGATATTGCCCGCCCTGATCGCATCACTACCAAAAAGGGTATAGAGCGTTAACTGCCGCTGTTCAGCAGTCATATGTTTAAGCGCATTTTGTAACTCTCCTGCGATGGAAGCTAAATCTCGTAAGTTTCCGTTTTGGTCATAGAAGGAGGAGCTCATAATTCCGTTAGCCATAGAAATATCTCGGAATGCTTTTGTAGCTCTATCCGTTCCGACCTTCGCCCCTGCAATTTTAGCTGTAAACGTCATCATAGCATCCACTACGTCCTTGGTAGATGTAGATGCAGGTTTTACCCCGTTTTCTGTCAGTAACTGAAAAGCCTTTTGTGCATTGAAAGTCATGAGACCTAAATCTTCAAACGCCTCGAATTGGTCCTTTGTTTTTGGAGTAAGGTTCATCAGCATGGTTTTGAAAGACGTCCCTGCATCAGACCCTTTTAAACCGTTATTTGCAAAGAGAGCCAACCCGGTTGCAGTATCTTCAAACTTCTGACCAACACCCGAGGCAACAGCAGATACCATCGATAGGCCGAATTTTAGTTCCCTTACCCCTGTGGCTGAGGCATTCGCCGCCCCTGCCAGGATATCACCCGCTCTTGCTACGCTCAGATTATCAGCCTTATAAGCATTTAATGCAGTTGATGCGATTTCGGCAGCTTCTGCAAGGTCAAGTTCTCCAGCGGTGGCTAAATCTAAGGCTCCATAAAGTCCGCCACCTAGAATGTCTGCGACACTAACCCCGGCCTTTTGGAGCTCTTCTATCGCTTGTCCTGCTTCGAGGGCGGAGTATTTTGTAGCTGCCCCTGCGTCGATAGCGAGTTGCTTCAATTGGTCAAAGTCTTGCCCGACTACACCAAGCGATTTAATGCTACTCATCTGCGCCTCGAATTCGGCGGCCTTATTGATAGATTGCCCTAAACCATATGCAAGACCAGTTCCCGCTGCTGTGGCCGCCATTCCGGTTGTTTGAAGAGAATGTGAAGCTTGGTCCAGATTATCCATCATCGCAGTAGCTTGACGGTTTGTCATACCGTATTTATCACCTAATTGATTCCAACGTTGTGCCGCACGTTCAGCAGCACTGCTCGCTTTTTCTGTAGCATTCGCGGCCTTATTGGTTGCACTCTCTAATTTTGAAGCCCCAGCTGCTGCAGTATTTGCCGCACTGCTCATTTTATTCATCCCGCTTGAAGCTTGATTTGAAGCGGATTGCATAGTATGACCCATCTTTTGTGTGGTCTGATTCATTCTTTCTGCCGTTGACTGCACCCTGGAAACGGTTTGAATAATGCGCATCATCCCAGAGCTCATTCTATCTGCCAGTGTTATACGGGCTCCGAGGGTTTTTTCTGTCATATATACCCTCCTTTTAAAAAGGAAAAAGCCGCTCATTTGAGCGACTCTTTTACTTAAGCTTTACAGCTGTTCCATATGAGATTACATCAGTTATATTGCCAGAATTAGATATCACATATCTAAATCCTACAATGGCATCTGCTCCTATTCGCTGAGCTTCCTCAACTAATTCTTGCACAACAATATTATGATTAAATTCCATCAATTTTGTTGTTCTAGCAGTTACAAGACCTAGCGCTTCATAAGGTCGACCGATATTATCTATGGTAGAAACTAACATATCTAATTCTACGTTTTTTTCTTGCTCTACAATTAGTTTTTCTTGCTTTTCTTTCTTGCCGAAAAGCGCCATTCAATCTCCTCCTTTTTCCTCACATTGTACATCACCCCCTTTCATTTTTGTAGAAAATATAGGAAATAAAAAAGACGCTATACTTTAGCGTCCAGAACTAACCATATATGAGCCTAAGAAAGATAACCCCGTGTAGAACAATATGGGCATGAAATAAATTGCTAATCGCCAGAAAGTATACCGAAGGAAATCACCTTCTATTCTCTCTATATGAATTTTCTTAGGCTTAAATATAGATTTCAATGCCATAAAAACACCAAATAACCACAAAATCAGACCAAAAAGCGCCATTGAATCTCCCCCTTTTCTCATATATTACCTTATTTTTGGAGAGTAGGGGGTTTTTTCAAAATAAAAAGTACTCTCATTCAAGAGTGCTGCTTTGTGTGCTATAATTTTCCTTGTACATAGAATCGGCTCCTCAAGGATGGTCGGCGGCTCACTCCCTGATAGAAAGGGGGTGAAGCATATGACAGTATTCGAGTCATTGATGTTGATGATTGCATTTGGCACACTAATTGTAGCCATACTGTCTTTTAGCCAAAAGAAATAGGCCCCCTTGAGTTTGGAAGACCAGGGGACCTATTTCTATGACCTGTAATTAGTCTGAGCCGCCCCCTTAGTGGGAACGTCTATTGTGCATGACCGTTTGGTGTTGGTAGCACCGAGCGGTCTTTTTTAGTATATACAGTTTTTTACTGAAACTTTCGTTTAAGCTTCGTTAGCTTTCGTTATTATTTTACCATAAGTGTCACTCTCAGTGACATTCAAATTACAATTTAGTTATGTCAAAACCGTTATTGCAAATGTATAAAAGAAAAAGCACCCTCATCCAAGAGTGCTCGTGTGCTATAATCTTCCTTGTACAATAGAATCGGCTCCAAGGGCGGTCAGCGGCTCACTCCTGCAACACCCATCTTCATGATGGAAGGGGGTGAGACAAATGGTGTCATACGATGTAATGAACCTAGCATTAAATTTCGGCATCTACACTTTAACGTTAGTTGGTGTAATTGTTGCTATCGTGACACTCATTTTGACCAAAAAGAAATAGACCGCCCTTGGCTAGGATAACGGTCTATTTCACATCCAAGTTCTGAGCCGCTCCGCTAAGGAGACGTCTATTTGTACAAATCGACCGTCTTGGTGTTACCAGCACCGAGCGGTCTTTTTTAGTATATTCATTGAGTAATGCTTGCATTCATTATATCAATGCTGAGATGTAGCTGCAAGCTACTATCCCTTTGCCGCTTCTTCTCTTTCTTCAAATGCGATCTGCATCGACGCGACCATTGCAGCCTTTTTTCTTGGGCGCATTTCATTCCAGTCATCAGGGTCAATTCCCTTCTCCTGAAACATAACATGCCACCAGGATGCATCAGCGTCGCGCATTATGAGTTTTTTACCTCTTCAACCATCTCATCAAAGTTTTGATTCAATCCAGAAATCTCGGAAATTCTCTCAATAGCCTTTACAATACCACCCAGCGAAAGGACTTTTGGAATCACTTCTATTGGTGTGGCAATCATTGCACCGACTTTGTCTGCAAGCTTTTTATCATTCCAGCGAATTGTAGTCCTTGTAGTATCAGTCGCAGCATCAATCATCAAGCAGTTATATTTCAGGTCATCAATTACAGGGAAACGTTGTGCCTTATCTTTTAAGTATTTTGTGCATTTCTTCCGGATGGCAGCCTCTACATCTGGATCAACAGATACAATTGGTAAGGTAATTTCGTTACCGCCACGTAATGTAACGGTTACCTGGTCGCGGGTAGTATCAATGTCTGTAGATAATAGTTCTTCAAGGGAAGAGAATTGTACTGTTTCTCTTTCATTTTTAACTTCTTTTACGTTTTGTTCGCTCATAATGGCCTCCTAAGAATGAAGGGCAAGCGTTATGCCTGCCCTGTTTTTTTGTTATTTTGAATTTGTGATATTACGTAGAGCTTTCTGACGCTGGTACGGCTCTACCAGCGATTTCTTTCCACTCCCAATCATCAAACGTAAAGTCCAAATCAATTTCGATCGGACCTGTTACGTCATACTGTAAGAGTGGTACGCCGTCATAGTTGATGTTTAGAATCGCGATTTTATAATTAGCCTCTTGTGTATACTCATCAGGGTCATTAACTTCTCCGAGAAAATCGAAAAGAGCATCTGGATCTTGCGAGATTTCTTTGATCATTGCCGCATCAGTTAGGTAAAGAGTCATTTTCCCTTTACCAGCACCGCCCATGATTCGGTTTCCATCCATAAAGGCATTAGAACGTTTGATTTTTTGCTTATCAAAGTCTACTTTAGCTTCGAATTTGGTAACCGATGCCATGTGTTCGCCTGAACTGTTATATACATTCCCGTATTTTCCCCGTGCTACCTTTCTGGGGTTAAGAGCAGGAAGGTTTTTATCATATGCACCCATGTATTACACCTCCTTACGATGCTTTGTTTTGGTTGTAGATTTTCTCAGCCGCATCCAGCAACTTAAAGGTCGTAACATAATACTGCTCGTCCTTATAAGCGTTTTTCTTCGGTGTTGCCCCATGATAATCCGGATTCGGATAACAATCGAATGAGCCACGTTCGATGACTTCCTGTTCCGCCAAAGGTGCCAACAGTTTGCTTTTCATCTCCTGCGCTGTTGCAAGGCGTCTTGCTTCCGTATTCGCCTTACTGATCGGCTTCTGGAACAGCTTGTCTTGCGCTTCAAAGATATAGTCAGCTGCCTCAATGATTTTAATCTTCTGTAGCGTGCGGATAACTGCATCTACATCTGCTTCCGGATCTAATGTAATCACCGAGTCTAGGTTCTTAATTGTCGTCATGGTATTCACCGGGGTAGAAAATTTCACTGTTCGGCCTTCCTGAATGAAGCAAAGATTCCCCTCTTTGATGGCTTTATTTAATTCCACGTTGTTAAGCTTCTGTACTTCATCAAACGGTGTAACCTTCTGTGCCAGCGATTCATTCAGCGGGCAAGATGCAGCTGCCGCACATGCATATACCGCAACCTCTTCTGGTTCGTATTTAACACCATCTTTTTTAGCCCACTGTTTTACGTTAGATACACCATAATAGTCAATGGCGAGGGCATCCATACCGCCTGTATCGAACTTAATGAGCTTTCCTGTTTGTCGCTGTTCTTTTTCGTACTGGATGCACATTTGCTTGATAGCCTCGTCCTTTACACCATCCAGAACAAAGCGGTTAGCATATTCAGCCGCCAGCGCATTCAGAAACTCAGAGTATTCCGTGGTGGTTACATCTTCACCGGAATGGCCGCCTGTAAGCGCCTGACCACTCGCATCGACTGGCATAGCCTCGCTTGTTCCCTTCACACGAATATAGGCGCTGTCATTTGCTATCTCTATCAGTTCGGCAATACTACTGAAGATAATAGATTCTAACTGAAGCGCATCTTCTGCCAGAATTAGCTCTTTCTTAGCAGGGTCCGCAAGCGTCGGGCGTATGGTTACTTGAAACTTATTCCCGCGTGTACCCGCATAGAGCGCTTCAATCTCAATCGTATCGAGAGCAAGCTTTGCTTTTGCCAGTTTGCTTGAAGCAATGCGATAGGCTTTAACAGCCAGCGGATTGCCCCAGAACGCTACACGGAGTAAGCGAGCTGTCTGTCCTTCCCCAAATATTTCTTTTGCGTCTGAAAAAGCTGTGAGCTCCACAAACTCTTTTACTGGACCCCAATCAGACTTAAACGGCATGGCAATAATACCGCGGGCTCCTTCAGCCACAGCGTTCTGCACCACCATATCAAAACGAGAGAAGACGCCTGCTTGTGCTTCATGTCTTCCTTCAACAAATGGTTTCAAACTACTTCACTCCCTTTCCCTTGAATGCCTCAATCGCTTTTTTTGCTGCTGCTACGGTATACTCGTCTTCTGTCAACGCTCCCGCAACCACATAGCCCGGAACACCTAAAGCCGACTCAGCATGCCTGATAAGTTCCTCACGCTTGTATGAGGCTTTTACGGCCTGTAGCAAGCTTTCGTTTTTCTCTTGGGTTGTTGGTATTTCCTCTGATGCTGAAGCTTCCTGTACGCCCTTTTCCTGCGTCGTTTCCTCTTTTACTTCCGCTCTCTTTGCCATACACTCCCACCTCCTTCAATGGCATTGTTGTTATATACCTTACTGGTCAATGTTTGCTCTTCTTGTAGATAGTTAACGAAACGTTCTCCACGTAACTGAAAAGCAATCACATCCACATCCACTCTCTGATAACTGAGTTGTACCTCTTCCATCCAAGCGGGATAAGCGTTGTAATTCTCATCTGCACACTGTATCCGGAAGCGGTCAGCTGCAATCCAGTGGTCAAGCGCAGCCATAACGTCCTGCATCTCGTTCTGATCATTCGCTTCCCCTTCCGGCGGACAAAACAAAACACCGTGCAAAGTAACACGGTGCTGAAAGAAGCCGCTGGCGGCTACTGCCTTTCCAGATCGGGGCGGTTCAAAGTAGAAATAGGGCCGTTTGGCATTTTGCGCTTGTTGATGGTCAAAGCCAATAATGCCCGTCTTGTCTTGAAAATATTTTAAGGCCCCATTCAAGTCGTATTTAGCTAAGGCCTGACTCACTGAATAATTCCTCCAATCGATCGGCTAACCAATCAGCGGCCTCTGCCTCGAATTCATCCCAAGCATCATCAAAATAATGATAGCCTTCCCACCACGCCCCATTTCGTAGTTTGTGACCAGTATTCACGTAGTCGGCATATTCCACATTCGATCCAACAAGAACAGCAATGTTTCCACCACGGCCAATTCTCTCGAAGTAAGCATCCTCATCTGATTGCCCCATTGAGGCGGTAACATATGAGTTTCGTAGACGTCCGCCTCCTGGATCTTCACGAACTGGGGCTAAGTCTGCAACCCGCTCCATAAGACGCATCGCTAACCCTTCACACCATGCCTCTGCTGCCCGTGGGAATTTGTTCTTTGTAAATGCGAGTAGTTGACGGTGAAACCGGTCTAATCCTTCAATGACAAAGCCATCTGACATGTATTCACCCCGTTTCTTGCCATAGAAAAAGGAGACTGTATATACAGTCTCCCTCCTGTTTAATTTGTTAGAGTGTAATCAAGTAATTCCCACTGAGTATAGTCCTCAGTATTATAATCCTCATATAGCACTTCCACTTTTTGATTGAGGAAAGATTGGTTCAAGGATTTTGTTAATTTCGGATTTTCTTTCTTTGAATCAACAAGCCATAAATCCCAAGTAGATCCATACTTATCTTCTGCCGTTACCATGTAGTAGGCTTTATAGTCTGGATCATAGTACACACTTTGGATCTTTGTTTCTTCTACTGAAAGTTGAGCTGAAGCTACGCCTGGTAGTAACCCGAAAACAAGAATAAGAGCAAACCATACTTTTTTCATGCTATTATCTCCCCCTTTTTTGCTATTCTATCAAAAATACGGAGATAATAGAAATTGTTTCCGATAAACTAAGCGTCATTTGTCACTTCCAGTGTAATTTCATAATGATGGACTCCCTTTTCATCCATAACCGGGTAAGGTGGGGCGGCACGGTACTTACCAAATACTACGCCGCCACCGGTTACAGTGATAATATCTCCTGCCTTAATGTCTGGGAAGCGTGTATGCATGAGATAAAGTTGTTGCACTTCAACATTGCCGATTCCATCTCGTATAGCCGTTGCTGTTCCTGTCTTGTTCCCGATGCCGCACGGAACGTCCTCAGCGATTTTTTCAATCTTTGACTTAGGGTTGTACTTGTCGTCCCCTTTTACTCGACGCTCAATTTTAGCCCGTTGGAATAACGTGTAATCATAAGGGTCCATTCCATTGATTAAGCCGTCTATCAATAGAACCTCACCACACTATCCTCCAGATCCCCTGTATCATATCCGTATTTCTTCAGCATCCGCTCAATCATAGGCCATCGCGTGTCCTTTGTATCGAACGTTTGTTTGAAATCGGAGCGTTCCACGCTTTTAACCTGTGTGACCGGTTGCATGACTTGAACAAGTAGACAAACAACCAGCTTTACATCATCAGGTGTAGGTTTAGGAATCGGAAGAGAACAAGACGAAAGGACAAAAATAGACGCCTGTAATAGCGCGGCGCCTAAGTTATCCATTCCAGTGAGATTAGGAAACAGGGTCGTTGCTTCTGCTTCGAGAACGAGGCTTCTCACCAGCTGTTTCCACCTCCACTGCCTGTTCTTTTTCAATTAGTTCACTAGCAGTCTGTTCATCTACTTCGAGAATAGAAGAAGGCGCATGATTTTTTCCGTCGTAGCGGATGTTAATCAGCGCCTGAATGGTTTTCGTATTTTGTTTTGTCATAATAGTCCTCCTATACGTCCAGATGGAAAATTGCAGATGGATATTTAAGTGCCGGGAACACCGCTTCGCCTACTTCAATCGTTTCGTTTTCCGTGTCATCATCTGTTCTCGGATCAATGTATCGTCCAGGCTGGAATTTGTTTTTGGCAGTAGGTCCTTCAACCAATGAACCGACGGCTGGTGCGTTCTGTACTCCGATAAAAGCAACACGGCGAACAGGAAGTAAACGTTCAGTTGTATCCGTTTCTTCAAAGTAAACCGTGTAATCATCCAATGCAAGACTAGGCAGACCGAAACGATTTAAGAATTGATTTACTTCATCAATGGTTACTGCACCCTGATTAATTCCCTTAATGTTATCAATCGTGTTTTTACACTTGGTAATATCCCAAAGAACATCCCGAGATACGTGAATAGCGGCTGGCATTAGGCCACCATTTTTATCTGCAAACATACGGGCGTACTCAATAAGTACTTCAAGCGGTTTCGCATTTGCATGGTCGCCAAATAGGTCTGTACCTGTCAAAGCCACTTTATTTGTTGCCGGAATTCCAAAATCAATATCCAGAGGCATGTTGTTTTGTTTATATACCAATCTACCAACATAGACAGCTGCAGCACGCATAAATGCTTCCATGCGATTTGTGCCTTGTACAAGGTCATCCACGATGTCGTACACCTTTTTGATTGTTTGGGAACGTTCTGCATCGCTTCGCGGATTCATAAAACGAATTTGGTCACGTTCATCAATACGACGAGCATGTTGAAGTTTTGCTACTTCTTGTACAACTCGTTTGATTTCCCCTCCTTCACGAAGCGGAGCAACTGCACCAAATGGACGAATGGCCGCCGCTGGGTTTTTAGCTGTTCCAATCATGTCATAGGCAAAATCAAGGTCAAATGCCTGCTCATCTTTCGGCATATATGGAATCAACGCATCTATCACAGGATACTGACGTTCTTGGATATAACCAAGCAACGCCTCACGCTTAAATTCATCAATTGAGAGAATACCCATATTCTATGTCCTCCTTACAAGTAGTCAATGTTTTTAGTTTTTTCTTTGAAAGCATTCGTTAGGCCGGTGCACTTCGACTCTCGAACAATACCTGCGATTAAGCAAGTAGATGAGATATCTTGACCATCTACTTTTTCTGTACGGTCCAGAATAACAGCTCGCCCTATATCGACATCTTCCCACGGCTTTGCCTTACCATTTGCTTGAATGGATAGAGCGGTACCCGCTTTGACTTGTCCATTAAACTTGGTTGCATCAAGCGTTACTGCGTCCATAATTGCTCCAGCGGTAGTATATAGATATTCCTTGCCAGAGCTATAAACTGTTTCTCGTCTGTTCAGATTCATACCTTATTTCCCTCCTTGTTGATTGCGCTGCTGCGCGATACTTTTGCCCAGGTCTATGCCTTTTAAAGACCCTGGCGGATTTCCTTGCCCCGGTGGCGGTGGTGGTGTTGGTGGCGGATTTCTGTTATCACCTCCTTCAGTAGCAAATAGGAACGGCTTCTCCTCTTTTACTTTTTGAATTGCTTCTGCCATGTTATCGACCGCTCCAGTGTCTGGGTCTGTAGTCAAATACGGTTTGATGGCAGCAAAAAGGAGATCGTAGTCATGCGGCTTGTGCTCTGTGGCACTCTTGATAAACGCATTTTCGATCTCCAAATCTTTCACACGGCTATTCAGTTGTTGATTCTCTGTTTTTAATGTGGCATCAGTCTGTGCCTTGCCCTCTGCTGTTTGTAGAAGGTCTTTGATTTCATCAACGGACTTGACGCCAAGTTCTTCAAACAACTTATCCTGAGCGCCTACACGCTCTTGTAGGTCCTTGAATGATGCAACCCCTAATGTTTTATACATGGATACTTTCGCATCTTTTACCGCAGCATTCCGTGCCGCTTCCACCTGTTCAGCACTAAACGTCTCGGGCGGCGTTGGTGGTTCATTTGGTGGCGGATCTGCAGGTGAATTAGGTGGTGGATCTCCTGCTCCCGGCGGCTCACCGCCAAAATGCTGTAGGTTCATTGGCATGTACAGTCGTTTCATCATTTTTTCAAGCTTTTTCATCTTTTCAGTCCTCCTCTTTCTTTGATACAAACTCACCATTATTCGAGAGATCATGTATTGTGCCTGTCGCTATCTCTGAAAGACCCAATGCTTGTACAACAGTATAAGCATCATACACGGTCATAGTAGTACCATCTTTTAAGTTAAACGTGGCCACAAAACCATCAATTTCATGAAAGTTTTGCTCTATCCAGTTAATCAAGCCATTAGTGGCACCAGGAAAGATGCGCTTTACCTTTTGCATGACTGATACTCCCTGTCATTACTTATCTCCTAATGAATCCAATATTTTATCGATCATATATTCTGTGTCGTTTGCTAAATATATAGTTTGATGAACGGTACCTATAACAGAAGTAGTATCACTGTCAGCTCTGCCATTAGTTAAATCGCTTGAACCAAAAAGAATATTACCAATTATCCTCACTTTTGAATTTAAGCGCTCTACAATCATTTCCGCTTCGGTTGCGGCTTTGATCATTGTCATCGAGCTCGGTTCCCCAGCTGGTTCTCCCATTTTGTAAGGAATGCCTACTGAATCACCGACTTTTAATATAGATGCTCTTTCATTCATCATAATTACCTCCTTATATATTAGGTTTTAATATTTTGAAGGAACGTTGTATTCTTGTGCGTACTCATCAAATGTTTTCGCATTCGTACGAACATACTTCCCATTCTCATCTCGGGCCGCTCGTGGAATATTGCTTGAAAATCCTCTGATAACCGGTGCTAATGTACGGCGGCAGTTCGGATGCTGAATGTCTTTGATGCTCTTGGCTTCTGATACTGGAATGATTTTGCCGTCCATAGCGCGGCAAATAGCGCATGTTTTGCGGTCTAACGTTTCCAGTATCTTAATACCTTCCAATACATCATAATCGCCATACTCGGCGTCGAATCGCTCATAATAACTACGGCTTGCACGGTTACCTGCAGCAATGATTTCTGACCGCACCAACCGCTCCGCCTTATACGCTTCTGTTTCGAGCGTAGAGCGAAGGCGGCATGTCGTAGTCTGTACACTTTCACCAAGTACCATGCTTTGCGTGAGCTCCCGGCGCAAGGTTGTCCGTAGTAAGTCTTTATTGTGCCAGATACGACCGCTGAAATGGTCACCACTCCAGGGATGCCGTAGTATCTCATCAATAGCACGCTGTGGGATGATAGGTGGGATAAGCGTAACCCCATCCAGCATGCGAGTAGTGATATAAGCAGCAAAAGCATAATCCACTGAAATAGCACGACTCATGCTTATCTTTAAGCCTTGTTCTGTTGTATAAGCTAACCGTTGAAGGTGCGCCTCCACCTGGAAGAACAGCGTTTCCATGCGCTGTGTTTGTGCAAGGGTATCCCAATCCCATACACCCTGCACGTTTGTATCGATGAACAAGGTGACGATATCTTGTTCTAGTTGCTTTAATAGAGCTGCATAGGACTGAAGCAAAGGTCGCACTTGGCTGTCTTTATAGGCGATAAGCTTCTTTCGCTGGTCGATAACTAATTTCTCAAGGGTAGCGAAATCCATATCATCACCTACGCTTCATCGTCGTCCATGCTCCGACCAGCTATCTTAGCATCTAGGTTATCCAGGTATCCATCAATGTTACTGAGCGGTACGCGCGGTTGGTCTAATGCTTCTTGCCGTTTTTGAGCTATTTCCTCATCTATATCCTCTACATAAGAAATCTGCTTCAGAAGAGTGCGTTCACTCAATATCCCTTGATATTTTACAAGGGTTTCTGCCAGTTCCTTATCATTCTGTGGAAGGTTACGCTTTACATCCCAGTACATCCACCGCCAATCATAAATAGGTATATCAGGCGGAGTGTCGCTAGAAAATATGGTTGACGGGTCCTTGTTGGCTCTTATCGCATTACGCACATTCAGCATCATTGTAATGACAATGACTTTTTGACGAATGAATTTGTTTAGCCAGGTTTCCTTCTCGTTCGCCTCGTTATCCAGCGGCGTGTATAGCTGCCTGATAGCTACAGAAGAAAGATTGCCGACCGCTTCTGACTTGAATATCTTTGGTGTACTGGTTGTTTGAAACAAGTCATCAAGAATACGAGTAGCGTGTGCCTCAATCCCAGCACTTTCTTGGGAATATTCAAGGTACCCAATATCCGCCTGTTCCCCATGCTTGGCCTTCATCGCAATTACACGCTTTCGACGCATCTCATCTACATCGTCAGGATTTGGTAGCGCACCAATAAGCTTTAGGTATGGGTCACAAAACACATCCATACGATTTGCATTGTCACTTACAATACGACTGTATTCATCCAGTATGGAGCGAACATCCGGACCTAACTCAGATACGCCTTGTGCGATACGGGAGAAGTGAGGCTTTGCCTTCTTACCATTAATGAATACAGCAGCAGGAACAACAGGAAGATGATGAGCTGCGGGATTCACTTTTTTAGACGGGTCTTTCTTGTATTGCTCTCCATCCTTGATAAGATAGGTAACTGCTTGTGAGTCATAAATTTCGATGCATTCTATACCATCCTCGTTTTTATAGGTGCGGATTGCTTGTTTTAATTCCCTGCCTTCAACAACGGGAATGCATTCGTTAAACGTGTATACTTGGTATTTGATGTCCCAATTATCATTGAAATAAAAAAGGACCGTTGCAGCACCGGCAATCAGTCCGTCGTTCATGGCTTCCATTGTTACAGCATGATCGTCATTTTCCTCTGTCACTTCCAAAAATTCTTCTTTGTATTGTTCAAATACTTCTTCCGAGATATCTTCATTTCGCTTTTTCTGCATGAGAATCCCTTTTGGAACGTCATACGCGATAGGAATGCCCAACATATAACTTGACTTCATGCCGATGATTAAGCTGGCATAGTTCGGCGCCAAACGATGATTGGGGTCATCCTTCCTCTTTGGCTTGCGACTCAGTATCTTGAATTCCCCGTCATGATATTCCTGTGCTTTCTCCACTTCATTTAATAAAACACGGTGCTCAGATAGAATCTTTTTCAGCTTGCCCCATTCATCTTTAGCTAAGATTTCGGTCTTTTCATCCCATTTAGTCCCCACTTCTACATCCCCTCCTTTCCTACGGCTGAATAAACCTTTAATCCAGCCCCATACTTTCTGGAACATAACACCCCTCCTATATCGGGCGATCAATGACATAAAATCCTGTTTCCTCAACTGTAGCAAACGATAATACTACAGCATCAGCTCGGTCCGGAGACTCAAGTCCGCGTCGTTTCATATCATCCTTACGCTCAAGCATAATTCGACCCTTAGACGTCATTCGATACCTCCTTGTTGTTAGCTGTTTAATTAGCTTTTCATCGTCTGGAAGTTCGATATCAACCGATTCACCACGTATTTTCCTAGAGAACGATCTTTCCAACTCTTCACGAAGGATACCCCAACACTCTGTACCCTTGTTCTCATAGTGTTCATTGTCGTCTGCTGTTGAACCGTTGTTAATTGGGACAATCGTATACGGAAGTTCCTGCTCATAGACAGCTTCTTCTAATTCATCAGTTACACCGCCACCAACTCCGCTATCATCGACCTTAATAAATACTTTTCGAATTTGAGAGTACATTTTCATGTACTCACGGGCGGTGGCCAACACCCAGCCAGTGGTTACCGTGGTCCCTTGTTTGTGATAACACTGTAATTCGAATACCTTTCCACCAATACGTGGAGCAATGACCGTTTCATCGTCACCATAGCGGGCTACGTCTACCCCAATATGCAACGTATCTCCGGTTGGTTCTATCCCGGAAGCCTTCGCTTCCTCCGCAAATTCAAGTGGGATAAACGCATTTGCTTCTGCTTTCGGAAATTCCCCAAGCACACGCACACGCCAAACGTCGCTTCCTTCGTTATACTTCCGCTTTAGCATTTGAATGTTTTCTTTGCTTGTACGCGGGCTGTCCAGACTTGATACTTTATGCGTTTTATAGAGCTCACGGTCACGGTTATGTGAATCGTAGAAAGTACCACTTGTTTTCGTTGGGTTTCCACATAAAAGAAGCTTATTTTCAGCACCGGTTAATGTACCAAGAATAGCTTCCATAATCGGATCGGCTACCCCTGACGCCTCATCCACAATGAACAGCATGTAATCTTCATGGAAGCCTTGCATGTTCTCTGGGCGTGTAGCGGTACGAGCTGTAGCAAACCATCGTTCCTCATGTCCCATCATGTAGACACGAGTTTTCGTCCATTTCAAAAGGTTTTTCACCTTGGAGGATTCAAGCCACTTTGCTATTTCCGCCCATAAAACGGTGAAAAGCTGCTCCTTTGATGGTGCAGTACATACAACCTTTGGATTCGGTCGGCAGCAAAGGAACCATATGCAAGCTACTGCTTCAAGGCCAGTCTTACCAACACCCTGACCTGACCGGACGCTCACTTTCGGATGATTAGCTAAGTCTATTAATACATTTCGTTGCCACTCATCCGGGTAAAAGTCGAGCATATCCTCTGCGAATGCTACTGGGTCATCCCAGTACACATCGATAATATCAACCAGTACGTTATACGGTTGGTTACTCATTGCCGCCACCTTCTTTTAGCTTGCGGCGGCGAGTAGCAATTTGATGAAGTGAATCCACCCAGTTCTCAGTAGCTTCATTTGCTTTAGATGGAGCGTTCTGTTGACGATATACCTCAAGCCGCTCCTTTTCGATTTGTAGTTTCTCCTGTTCAATTTGTCGTTTAAATTGGTCTGGGAACAAATCAAAATACAAGGACAGCTTATCAAGTGCCTTCATCTTATCGGCAAGTTTTACAGATATGCCATCTTTCCCCTGCTTAACCTCGGTAATAATAGTTCCGTCAATCATAGATGAATCTTTAAATTCTACATAATTGACAATCTCCGTAACGGGATTTCCTTCTTTATCTACAACAGGGCCAAACATCCCCATGACTTCTCGTTCCTTTTGACCGAACGTAACAAAGTCCGTAATATCAGCAAAAGCGATTTCTACATACTTTTTAAGAACGTCCAGCGCCTCAAGGAATATTTCACCTGTTAATGTTGCTTTAAGGTTCCGGATATGTGCTGAAACCTTAACATTCCTTAACAATCTACTACCTTCCACATGAGCGCTATCTGCTGCATAACCCGCCTTGATGGCTGATTGAGTAGCATTGAACGTTTTAATGTAATAAAGACAAAAAAGCCTTTGTTTTTCAGTGAGATAATCACCTTCAACAATGGCTTCTATTTCTTTTACCTCTGTTCTTTTTGCTGCATCTTTCGGCTTTAGGGTTGCAACCTTTTTGTTTTTGGTTGCATCCTTTTTTGTTGGGTCCCTAGACCAACCTTCCCGGCTTTTTCTGCTTTTTAAAGTACCTATTTTTATGCCATATTTTTCAGCGAGCTCCTTTAATGTAATGTTCGTTGTCTCATACTCTTTTCTAATTTCATCCCAATTCATCTACATCACCACCCACCTCCAAATAAAAAAGGACCCTAAATCCAGAGTCCCATTTAAACTATTTATCCTATAAAATATTAATATCTTTATTTGCAAGTTCCTTTATCTCATTACCTTCTAATTTCTTAATTAACGTTAGCTTGTCAACATTAAACCACCATGTACATTCACATGTCCAAAATAAGAAACGTGTGTTATACCTATTTTTTCGTAGATACCTTATATAGTCTCCAGCAACATGAATCGCATCGTAGAGTTTCGATAATTTATTACAATCATTATCAAATTCATTCTCGAATACCTGTTCATCATGTGAGGTTGAAATATTAAATATTTTGGTATCCTTATCAACCTTAAAAATATAGCCATTATAGCTATCTGCAAATGGTTTGTGTACTTTTCTACTGTGCAACCATTCACAACCAAATTGAGGATTATATGTAGATGTCCAAAAGCCACCATACCTATCACTTAAATAATCTAGTTCATTAAAATCATTTACTACTTTACTAAAATCCAATTCACTACTTGAAATTCTTAAATGTAGTTGGTCAAACATACTTTCACCCCTTCCGCTCTAACCTCTTCGGCAAAAGGAATTGATTTCCTGCCATTTCCTTCCCACCTCCAAGGCAAAATAAAAAAGCCTTTTTACGTCATGCTTAGGACGCTAGAATATAGGTTTTATTTTTTAAACGAAATGGTAGCTACAATTTTTAAAAATATCGGTACATTTTTTTTAAACTCTTCTGCCTTGGTCGTAAAGAACATGGTAGCATCCGATTTTTCTCCTACATAAGTAGCTAATAGCATTTTGTATTTCTCGCCCCCATACTGCTTATCCAATACATAAAATACTGCTTTTTTATTCTTGGATATTACCGTAGTATCTTCTTGTATTGATTCAATAGCTTTGATCAGCTCTTTATCATTATTACAAATAACTACGGAGGGCTCATCTTTCAAAAGCGGAGCTGCATATAACACAGATGTAAAGACCTCAGAAAAAACGCTATCCTTTTTAAAAATTCCTGCTCCAAAAAGCGGAGTACTATCTGTTGATTTTGCTCCTTCCTTGATTATGAATACCGCATCATATATTAATACATCTGTTATATCATCATCTTCAACATCGATTTTCGGTAGTTTTTCACTGTATTGTGGTACTTGAAAACTATATGTTGAGAGTTGAACATCCTTCCATTTTTCTTCTGCATGACTTACTCCCATTGTTGAAAAAATAAAAAAGATAAGTGCTACGATTCCCAACTTAAATTTCTTCATATTTCTCCCCCATCTTTCTGATTTAACTATGTATTCTACATTTTCCGATTTTATCCTCCTAGTTCTTTTATGTCGCACTGTTTCACTGGCTCGTTTGTAACGTTACGCAAAATAAAAAGCCACTCCGAAGAGTGACTAGGTGACTAGTTCCATTAGTCTTGATTCAGCTTTCTTATGCTTACGTTATTAATTTTATCGTAAAAACTAAATATGCTATCAATGAGTCCTTGTAATTCTTCTGCCGTGTAATTGAAATCGGTATTCCGATTATCAAAACACCAAAGTACTTTTTTGACAGCTAATTCATAGCGACCCATATCTTTTTCCAATTCTTCAATATCGACTCTTTCTAGTGGAAACACTTTGCTCAGCATTTGTAAGTTAGACTCAACCCTGTTTTTAGCTATTTCTACATCCCTGTTACTATTAATTCTTGAATAAATACTATTATCCCTGAAAAAATAACGGTTTGAATATTTTTTTATATCTCTAGAATATTGATATTTGGATATGATTTCTTCAACTTTCTTATCCACTCATATCACCTCCCCTTATTCCCAACAATTCGACAAAAGGAAGGTATTTCCTCCTATGTGTCGAAGTAAAAAAGTAGGAGATGATACTTTGGCTATGTATATCGTCAATGTGTACAAGAGAGAGGTCCACATCAACGCAAACGTCACAGCTAAGTGCAACATCGAAAAGATGAGAAGCAATCACCGAGTCGATACAGATGAAGACATGTCAGAAGGCTTTAACCCATTTTCCCGTTGCCCACATTGCTACATAAAAACGAATATAGCGAAGGAAGCATAGGGGTGTATGCCCCTCTTTTTTATGCTTAATTTACAATTTGATATAAGGCTTCTAAAGAGTATCTTTCTCGTAGGTACATGCCGTTTCAAGAACACCTTTCAGAAAATAAAATAATAGATACCTATGCACAATGAATGAGAGGTGAAAAAAGTGAATCATTTTCACAAATGCATGCAAGGGAATCCTGTAATCTCATCTTGTCTACCATCTCCTTGTATACCACCGTCTAACGGAACCAGTAGCCCCTCAGCTGGAACCACAGGCCTAATGTTCCGGCACCCTAGCACAGACGTGATTGTCGTTTCTTTATTTAATCAAGCCCCTGATCTTCCTCAAACCGTTACTGTCTCAGTCTTAGATTGGCAAAACACATGTACTCCAACCGAATTTAACAAATTTGCGTTCTTATGTGGGGACATCCTTAATCCTCCTGGTAATGGTAACGGTAACGGAAATGGGAACGGAAATGGTATTGTCATTAATAATGGTCCAGGTCCCTTTTCTCCTCCTGTGGGGTTTTTGCCGTTTACAACGCCCTTTACTTTCGCTATTCCACCACGTAGGAATCTTATCATTCATGCCCATCCAACTGGTCCTGTTCTTCCACCAAGTCCTTTGTATGAAGTGGTGGTAAATCCTCTTCATCCAATTGGCCCTATTCTTCCACCTAACCCTCTTCTTCCAACTGGTCCTGTTCGTCCACCTGTCATTGTGAATACGTGGGGGATCACTGTAGACGGAATCATTCAAGAGGGAAACACCGTCCTACATCATCAATTTGTACCTGCGTTTTCAATTATTTAACGGATGCAAACATTCTCTTCCGTAAAATAGGCCGACCTTCTAGCAGAGACGGTCTATTCCCCTTCATACACTAATACTTAATGACACATGTTCCCATCCAAACCAAAAAGGCCGCTCCCTATTGAGGGAAGGCCTCTTTGCTTATCTTCTGACACTATCATCATAACACCCCTATCACCAAATTGCGTGTCAACCTCACGCCAAAATAACGCCATTTCTCCGCCATTTTTTCTACAAGGCAAAAAAAACGTTCCAGTTGAGGAACAGCTACCTTGATTTACAGTTTGTGTGTTATTGACGTTCCCTCCCTAAAATTACATTTGAACGAGAGATATGCGCACGGGCCGTTACAGGCTCGGATAGCCTTTCATAGTATGTAGAAAAAAGGAAAGTGAAGTCAATGAGCGATTTTCATAAATGCATACAGGGCAATCCGATAATTTCATGTCCTCCTGTTGTCCCAAGAGAAACAGGAGGAGTTGTAGCATATGGCTCACTATACGGAACTGACTCTCCTATCGAAGCGATTACAGGAAACAAAGTTGATTTCGAAGTCCCTGGTCCATTTTCAGGAACAATTCCTGATGTCGTTAATGATCAAATTACAGTCTTAAGTGATGGGGTCTATACAATTCATATGGATATAACAGCCTCGCTTTTAAAGCTTAGTACAGATCTTTTCGCCGCTGAGGTAAGCTTTAGGTTATACATCAATGACATGAACGTGGTTCCTGAAAGTGAGTTTGAATCCCGTTTAAGTATTGGTTCTACAGAGGAAGAATCAGTTCAGACCAGAAATACTGTAGGAAGAACAATACAGCGCAGGTTAAATGCAGGTGATAGACTGTCTATTAGGATTGAATTCGCTTCAGGTGGCGGTCGTGCAGTCTACCAACTTCCTTCGCTGGTGGTAACAAAAATCGCACCCTAAAAATGTAATGAAAAATATTAAGTACGTTACATGTGTTTGCTCACATCCGATAACTCTTTTTACGTAACGGGTGTCAGACTTAAAAACAAGGCATTCTTACAAAGAGAGTGTCTTTTCTTTTGTTTGTCATAGATAACCCAAGCTAGATTCTTTACGCCCTCATGCTTTGGCTCCTCTGCCTCTGTTGGTGATACACTCTCTTCACCTTATGTTCATATCACTTCATACGCTCCTCTTTTTTATGCCTTGCTAAAGGTATTTTCCGAACACCATTCACAAGTACTGCACTGAATTGTACGCCTTTTGGCTACTAAAGTACGGAAAATGGATAATAAAAAGCCGTTCCAGTTAGAACGACTTCATTTGTATCATGTATGCTATTATAAAAGCCCTGCATCCCGCATCATAGTAGTAAGCTGGTTTTTAATATTAAAGCCTACTACAATCGGATTTTTTTCAGAGGATATAGGCATAAATACAATAGTTCCTCTTATAGAGTCCTTATGATCCTTATAATTTGGGTCATCTTTTGAAATTTCATTTACTTTCTTGATTTTGTACTCGTTAGCTTCTTCTCCATATAACCGTTTCAACAAGTTTTGAGCTTTCTCCTCTTTTGTGTTTCCTTCAAGGTTAACTAAAGATAATTTTTCGAAGAAAAAAGAGCGAACTTTACCTGTTTCATCAAATATTATGGTAAACTCTTTATCGTTTGTCTTTTTTTCCGTTATTTTTCCGCTCTCATTAAAACTAAGAGAATATGTTTTCAATTGTTCCTCCCCCTTTATGGTATGGGAACAACTTTGGGAATAATAAAGCTTAAGGTTCTTCACTTCCGGTGAAAGGCTATAGACTTTATCCAAAGGTGCTTGCACTGTTTCTGGTAATTCAGATTTAGGAATATTATTTACTACTTGAGTGTACTTTGTTATCTTCTCTGTTTTTATGTCAAAGTATAAGGTAAATGACTCTTTCTCATCACTTTCCAAGAACAACTGAATCTCATTTTTCTGCTCACCATCTTCTATTCTTTGAACTTTACTACCCTCGATTTTATATGTTTTTGCTTGCGGAAATTTATCATAGAACGGCTCTAATGCTGATTTCATTCCTTTCTGGGCCAGAATTTCATCAACAGTCAATGTTGTAATCACAATGCCTTCCTCTTGTTTAGTCATTCCCTCTTCTTGCTGGATTGGATTACTTTCTTGTTCAGCCGCGAAGACTGGCGTTGTAGCCAACAAACTGATCGTTAAAAATGCAGTTGCTACCTTTTTCATGGTCTTACTCCCTCTCTTTTTATATTTAGCCTAACCCTATGGTAAAACTAGTTTAATCGGCTCTTGGTGCCTATTCTCTCTCCTAAAAAGGATGCTGTGTAACTTCTTCTTTTTTGCCTATTCATTAGCTATAACGTATAATTTCAGGATTTCTTTCTCGTTTTTTAAAATTTTTTATGAAATAATTTACATAGCCTTGAATTCACTTTCCCATTTGCGTTTATTTTTCAACCAAAAAGGACCGCTCCCTCGGAACGGCCCCTTCGCTTGCGTTTATTCTTTTCTCTTGCGCTCATCATATCACACCTCGCTTTTACACTTCAAAAAATGGCTATTGTGTCAGAACTGTCATTTCCGTCTATACTGTCAGAAATGTAAACCACTTACGCGCCGACCAGTTCTTCAAGTTCCTCTCTGTATATTTCCGGTGCCATATCTTTAATCAGTTTACGTCTGATTTCGTTCAAATATTGGCGAGAGATGCCAACGTGCCGAGCGATAAAGTTCATACGCTCGCCGTCCAGGATGCACTCCAACACAGCGCGTTCTTTTTCGCAGGTGACTTTCTCTGCTCCTTCTTGGATACGCCGTACCTTTTCCTCTAGGCTTTTCATGCGTTGCAGCTTTCTTTCGTACTGCGCCTCAGAAACAGAAAGATATGCCACCTTCTTACCTTTGCCTTTTGGCAGTGTAGCCTCAATACCGTACTGAGCTACCAACGCCGATCCTTCAGGTGCAGTAATCGTAACCTTGTCCAAGTCTTTTTTTAATCGCTCGATTTCTTTAATCATCCAGTGATATCCGGTCAAGTCTTCCCACGTCTTCTCTACATATTCCATTGCCGGTTCTAAATCTAACCATGCAAGTTGCCCGTCGTGGTCCTTCAACTGTGCTGCCTGGTACTCGTCCCACTGTTGGCAACTCTGTACTTTGCCGATATGCATGTCATGAATA